TTTTAAACTTTCAATGCCTTTGATGCTCAACGTGCGTACTTCTGCCCATTTTTTTTGAATTTCAGGGTTTTCCGATGGTGGTATCCATCCATATAACAACTTCCATCTAATTGTTATATCGGTGGATGCTCCTGTCCAAATAAATTCACTCGATTTTGTTGCCATTATTTTTATCCTTCCATGAATGCAACCACTAAAAAACATAAAGCAATTAATGCAAACAAAACTTTAGGGTGCTGCGCCAACCAATCATTAGGATTAAGTAATTTGTTTAACATGGGAATTTCTCCAAATTAAAAATTTTGCCAAGAACATTGTGCGGGTCATAAGTTGACCAAATGTTGTAATGGTGGCTGCCCTTGTAATCCCAAATAGCGCATTCGCAACCGTCAACCATAAAAGCCCATGAGTTGACTACTTTGTCAGGGTCATCTTCATAGTTAGGTTCAAAACCTAAAATATCTATAATTTGCTGCTTGGTGTATTTGGATAATGTGCCAGTTCTGTAGCTGCCGGACATTTGAATTGGGATGATTTGCATTTTGTTTCCTTCACATTGAACCCGCTAAATCGCTGCGGTATGTAAGAACAATAATCGATAATTGTAGGTTGTGCAAGCATTATTTGATTAATTTTGTACATTTTTTTAAATATCACAAAATACTTGCTTTTTTGATGAAAATTGCACAATAATTGCCTTTGAATCATTTTTTAATTGATGAAAAGGAAACAAAATGTCAAGAGTTATGCCCCGAAGAAGCATGAAAATGTTTACATTATTGGAATGCATTTACGAATTAGGTGGTGCAACTTATGCCGATGTTTTGAATGAAATAGGCAACATAAGTAGTCGTGGCACACCGTCTGAAATGACCAAATTCTTTAATAATGCGCTAGATGCAGGTTATGTTTACATGGTTGGCGATAAGTATAAGGTTTTGCCGGATGTGGCAGCACACATTGATTCAGTGCTGAAAATGGAAGGTAATTACAAACCTAAAGATTTAGTGCAACCTGCTTATCGCAATATTTTTACACCTGAATTAAAGGGTTATGAAGCTAAACTTTTTAGAAACAAGAGAGGGTACGAAAATGGATTTAAATGAATATTTGAAAGAGCATGGCGCAGCAAAACGATTGGCAGACAAATCACGCATATCACCGCCTGAAATATCACGTTTGCGTACTGGCAAAAAGAAAATCACGTTTGCTACGGCTGCCGCAATTGAATTTGGTAGTGATGGCGCAATCAAGATGGAATCACTGCTAGAAGATCAGCACGATAGAACAATTGCAGGCTTTATTCGTGCAAATGTTTCGCAGTAATAAACTGTTAAAGGCGGCAAAAGGGCAGTCATGCATGGTTCAAATACCAAACGTATGTAATGGAGACAATGAAACAACTGTGGCTGCCCACAGCAACCAATTAAAGCATGGCAAAGGCATTGGCATAAAAGCGCACGATTGCTTTATTGCTTGGTCTTGTAGTAGTTGCCATGCTGAAATAGATCAAGGCAAATTGAGCAAAGAGGATAGAAACTTTTACTGGCAACAAGGGTTTGAACGTACTTTGCTTGCTATGTTTGCGCTTGGTATAGTCGTGGTTGCTTGATATAATCGTGATGAAGGCTAGGGAGTGCAACCCGAAAAGGCGATTTCTCACCGCTCTGCCTTGATTTATTTTGTGAGTGCCGGAATTAACAATTCCATGAGAAAGGCATAAATGCATTACTACAAATTTGAGATTGCCGTTTGGCATCTTCATACTTCCCATTTATCGTTAATAGAAGAAGCGGTTTATTTCCGGCTTATAAATTTTTATTACGATACAGAATCACCTATCCCAACAGAAACCCATTCGGTTATTCGTAGGTTACGACTTACAGAATATAGTGAAATAGTTGTGCAAATTCTTAATGAATTTTTTGAATTGCATGATGATGGTTGGCATCAAAAGCATTGCGATACCAAAATAATCGAGTATCACGCCAAAGGAAATACCAATAAAAACAATGGTAAGAAGGGCGGCAGACCAAAGAAAGCAAAAGAAACCCAATCGGTTATTTCTGATAACCCAGACATAACCCTAATAACTAATAAAGAATTAAGAATTAATAATAATGAATTAGGAATTAAGAATAATAATAAAGATACTTTTTTAGGGTTTGAAGATTTTTGGTCTGCATACGATCATAAAAAATCAAAGCCATTAGCGCAAAAAGCATGGAAGCAAATTGGTGTTGATGATGGTTTACTTTCAACAATACTTCATGCGGTTCATGCTTATGTACGAAATACGCCTGATAAGAAATATAGAAAACATCCGGCAACATGGCTTAATCAGAAATGTTGGGAAGATGAAATTACTGAATCTAAACCAGTAGAAACAGAAAAAGAACGTAAGACTAGAGAATTTTACGAGCAAATTTATGGAAAGGGCGTTAAAGATGAGCAATTTACAATCGATGCAGAATAATCAAATACCTACATCATGGATTGATGCCCTATTCATAAAGATGGCGAATTTCTATGGCAATAAATTTAAATTGATGTGGGGCGATTCAGACATTAATCATGTAAAGGCAGTATGGACACAGGAATTGTCTAAACTATCTCGTGATGAAATTGCAAAAGGTGCAAACTCATTAGTCAATCAGGAATATTGCCCATCATTACCGCAATTTATAAAGTTATGCCGGACAGATATTGATGCGGTTGCTGCCTACTATGAAGCATTAAACGGTGTTATTGCTCGTGAAAAAGGCGAAATGGGCGAGTGGTCGCATCCGGCTATATTTTGGGCAACCACTAAGATTGGTTCATTCGATTTAAAGAACCAGACGTATAGCAACATCAAGGCACGATGGGAAAGGGCTTTAAACGAGGAAATAAACAATGGTCAATGGGCAGACATACCACAAGCGCAAATCGCCTTACCTGCGCCTGCTACGCCTATCACAAAGGATATTGCCGACAAGTATTTAGCAGAAACGCAGATCATTAAGAATCAAGAATCAAAAACAGACCATAAGTTATGGGCAAAAAAGATTATGCAACGTCATCAAGATGGTGATAAAACGCTAACACATATACAATTATCAATGGCAAAAGATGCGCTTGCTGCAAAAGATTATTAAGGAAAGGGCTTATGAATGAGTTGGCTCTTTTCGCAGGAGCTGGTGGAGGAATACTTGGGGGAAAACTTCTCGGATGGCGAACAGTCTGCGCTGTCGAATGGGAACCATACCCAGCAAGCGTATTGTGCGCCAGACAAAATGACAAAGTTCTCGAAACTTTCCCGATTTGGGATGACGTTCAAACCTTTAACGGAACAAGATGGAGAGGAATTGTTGACGTTGTATCTGGCGGGTTTCCATGCCAAGACATCTCCGCAGCAGGAAAAGGAGTTGGAATTGATGGAGAGCGATCTGGAATGTGGGGAGAAATGGCAAGGATCATTCACGAAGTACGACCAAGATATGCGTTCGTGGAAAACTCACCAATGCTCACTTCTAGGGGACTTGGACGAGTTCTCGGAGACTTGGCCGGCATGGGGTTTGATGCGAGATGGGGAGTGTTGGGAGCAGCAGACGTTGGAGCAAACCATCAGAGGGACAGGATATGGATTGTCGCCAAATGGCGTGGACAGCTCACACACACCCAACACAACAGGGTTAGACGGTGGGAGCAACAACAGGAAATCATTAAAAAAGAAAATGAATCAATGGCCTACTCCTGTGACGAGGGATTACAAAGATACAGGGACAAAGGAATCAATGACAAGGGCATTGAACAAAAGAGATTCACCGGGTCTAGCTTTGTTGGTGGGTGCGGAAACTGGTGGAAAATTGAACCCAACATTCACCGAGTGGTTGATGGGTTGGCCGCTAGAGTGGACAGAATTAAAGCCATTGGTAACGGACAAGTGCCATTGTGTGCAGCAACAGCATGGAAAATATTAAGTGAAATGTATTAAATGCGAACACATAGCAATCAAGGATTATCCTAGCCATGCACAGGTTGGTTTAGGTAGATGCACAAAAGAAAGATATGCTACGTTTTACGCATTAATGAAAGATCACGCTTGTCAAATGTACTTAAAAACGGCACAGGAAAAGATTGAAAAAAGGATAAAATGGTATGAGAATCGCCCGAATAGATGACAATCAGAAGCAAATTGTGCGATTTTTGCGTGATAAAGGCGTATCTGTAAGCATTACAAGTGCTACAGGCAAAGGTTTTCCCGATTTAGTATGTGGTTATAAGGGCAAAAACATTCTTTTGGAATTAAAAGATGGGGCAAAACCGTTATCAGCGCAAAATTTAACACCAGAGCAAAGGATTTGGCATTATGATTGGCGTGGGCAAGTTGCTGTGGTAAATTCGCCTGAATCTGCATGGCTAGAAATACTGAATCAAACAAAGGATTGATATGGTCACATACAAAATTGCTAAAGAAGCTGAAGAAAAAGAAACGCTAACCGATTTAGTAATGTGTTTGCTGCATAGCGCAACAGTTACACACATCATGCACTGGCAAACAGAAAGTTATGCTGCACATCAAGCATTGGGCGAGTATTACGAATCAATACCTGATTTGATTGATGCTGTCATTGAAGCATATCAAGGCAAGACCACAATCATATTGCGTGATTTCCCAATTGAATCGGAATCATATGAGCAAATGACACCACTTGCATATATGGAATACATAAGCAATTCAGTAACGATTGGCAGATCATTATTTGGTACAGATGCAGAAATACAAAATTTAGTTGATGCGATTGCTGATTTGATCGACTCAACAATGTACAAACTTAGACGTTTTAAATAAGGAATAATTATGAGCAAACAATTAGATGATGCGATTGTGCATCTGACAACTACATACCAATCATTAGCACAAGCGGCTGCCGGATATATAAACACGCTAGACCCTAAAGAAGTTGCTGCCGCATTAAAGAAAGCCAAACCAGATACGGCTGAATATGTTGCGTTAGAACAATTAAACAACCTAATGCAGTTAAAGAATCAAACACCAGTAGAGGTGGCAATTGAACCTATTACAACAACTGAAGAACCTACTGCCGAATAAAACAAAAGACAATACAAGACAAGATATGAAATTTACATCATGGTTTGATGGCAGGATTAAACCTGTCCATATTGGCGTATATGAGAGGAAATCATCATACGGTTTCTCTCATTACAGCTATTGGGATGGCGATGTATGGAAGCTAATATCATCCACACCACATAAAGCGCATGAAGCAAGATCGGATGATGATAGTCATTTCCAACATCTTGAATGGCGGGGATTAATCAAGTAGCGTCAAGACACATGGACATTGTAACGCTGACCAAAGTGGCGGTCGGTAGCCCTACGGTTAAACCGTATCTCATAAAAGGCAATGTCCAGTTGTGTTGGCGTTATAGCGTCAACCATTACAAGATAGTGATATGCCAATTGCACCACTGAATACTGAATGTAAAGAGTATGGATGCCGCAATAAAAAGACAGGCAGATCATCATTCTGTTTACAACATGGTGGTGGCATAAGCGAGAAGGGTAAAGCTAATGCAAGGTTATATAACCTAGAAGCATGGAACAGTATAAGAGCAAGGCAACTTAGTCGTGAACCACTGTGCGTTAGATGTAAGCATGAAGGCAAGATAACCGCAGCACAACAGGTTGATCATGTGTTCCCACACAATAGAGATATTGACAGATTTAAAACAAATATCTTTCAGAGTTTGTGCCAATCATGTCACACATTAAAAGGACAAGATGAACGCAAGGGTAAATACAATCATTACACAGCACATGGAGTGATTATTTATTATGATTCTGACTATACACGCATCATGCAAAAGAGATAACATGATAGGCTTAAACTATTATAAAAAACCATACTTATACACAGGGCTGTGGATAACCTGTGGATAACTCGATTTTTTGTCAATAACTTAAAATGTTTCTAATTTGACAAGAGCAGCCGAGGGGACACTCTTCCGCAGGGAGAGTTAAAAGAGAGGGGGATTAAGGTTTTACCAACCCCATGTTATTAACTTTTACGGACTGTGGATAACTTTTCTCCAATATTAAAAAAAACTATCAAATAAAAAAATGGCAACCAACAACAAACTACCTGCTGAAGTTCATGCGGTTCATGGCAGTCGAGGAATGAATGCGGGAATCCTAATTCCTGAAAAATTAAAAAACAGAATTCCCTTTGCTGAATGGGCAAAAAATCCTGCGTCATTTAGCAAGCAAAGATTTGTAGATGAAACGGCACAATATCTTTTTGACATCTACGGAATTGGCACAGACCAAGATCGTCACACGCTAACAATGTTGGCAGATCAAATGCAGACATACATCGATGCAAGATCAGAGCAAGACAAACAACCGTTAGTAGTTGAAATAAATAACGGCAAAACATTGTGCGCCAATCCTTATATCGGCATTGCAAATAAAGCAATGGAGAATTGCATCAAGCTAATGAACGAATTAGGGCTAACGCCTAAATCAAGATTAGCGGCAAACAAGTTAGAAGATAGTTCACCACTGGCTGACTTTCTTAAAGGTTGGCAACCACAATGAAATGGCAAGATGGCGTTATCTACGCCACACAAGTAGTGAAGGGTGAAATACTAGTTTGTCGTAATGTATTGCTTGCGTGTCAACGGTTCTTAAACCAAATAGAAAACAAGGAATGGGAATGGGAGTTTCAACCTGCGGCAGTTGACCATTTCCTGCAATTTGCATCTTTACTTAAACACGCTAAAGGTGCGGATGCAGGCAAACCACTTTTACTTGAACCATTTCAAATCCTACTAATCTGCGGCATCTATGGCTTTTGGTCTAAGAAGGATAAGACAAAGCGCATGGTGTCGGATGTGATTGTTTTCATTCCTCGCAAGGCAGGCAAATCTACTTTGATTGCTGTCATTGGTCTTTATGAATTAATGTTTGGTGAAAAAGGTTCTGAGGTATATACACTAGCGACAAGCAGAGATCAGGCAAGCATTGTATTTACTAGCGCATTAGGTTTGATTGAATCAATGCCTCAAGAAGTACAGAAATTGTATAACGTACAAAAACACCACATTACAAAGATAGGCGATTCGCAATCAATGTTTAAAGCATTGTCGCGTGATACTAAAAAAAGTGGCGATGGTTTAAATCCATCATGCGCTATTGTTGATGAAGCTGCACAGATTATAGATAGAAACTCAATTGAGGTTTTGCATTCAGGTATGGTTGCGCGAAAGAACCCACTACGCATTTACATTACCACTGCCAGTTTTACTAAAGATACAAAGTTTCATGAAGATATGTTGATGTTGCAAACCATGCTATCCGGCGAAGCACCAGACAACCCTAAGTGGTTTGGTTTGTTGTATGGCTTAGACCCGCAAGATGATTGGCAGAATCCTACGATATGGGCAAAGGCAAACCCTATGCATGGCATATCTGTATTTGAAGAAGCTATTGTTGCAAGGGCGAATGAAGCTAAATTTAAACCTGCAACCCTAAATGAATTTCTTTGTAAAACTCTTAATGTATTTGTAAGCGCAAACTCTGCATGGCTTGATCGTACCCATTGGGATGAATGCACAAAAGCAAAAGAAGATAGAGAACCTGAAGCTGTGTTTATTGGTTTTGACTTAGCAGCAACGCGAGATTTAAATGCAGTTTGTACATTGAAACGATTTGGTGAAGATGATTACTTTGCAGAGTTTAAATTTTTCTTACCTGAAGAAGCATTAAACCATGTGCCGCAGCATTATCACGATATATTTAGAAACGCTAAAGATTCAGGAATATTGCATTTGACACAAGGCAATGTAATGGATGATCGAGAGATTAGCGAATACATTAAACAGCAAGCAGGTAAGTATGATGTTAAAGAGATTGGTTACGATGCCTACAATGCAGCAAGTTTGATTGCACGATTACACGATCAAGCAATGCCAGTTAAAAAAGTTGGGCAGGGCATGGCGGTATTAAGCAACCCGTCAAAGCATTTAGAAAAGTTAATTTTAAGCAAGAATGTTAAACATGATGGCAACCCATTCTTAGGTTGGCAGCTAGGAAATTGCGAAGTGTATGAAGATGTCAACGGAAACATAAAGATTCGTAAGAATGAAGCAGATAAATCTGCGAAAGTTGATGGTATTATTGCGCTAATTATTGCCATGCATTGTTCATTAGATCATCCAGTAGATCATGGCGGGTATGGATTCAGAACATTTTGAGGGTTAAATCATGGCTTTATTAGATATTTTTAACAGAAAAAATAAGAACCAAAAAGAATCTAATACGTTATTTGGGCAAACTGCGCTTGGTAATAATGTGCTGCGTAATACAGGTTCAGCACAAGCACTACAGCAAATGCTGTATGTGACCACATCTAGTGCAACGCAAGCAGGGCGCATTGTCGATATGTCGGTGCTGTCACGCAATAGTACGGTCATGGCTTGTTTAGCAGTTAAGGCAAGAGCATTATCACAGTTGCCAATACAGATAATGACTTATGACAAAGATGATAATTACGTTAATGCTTGTCATGATTCTACAACTCCAAGAGATAAAATTAAGGCGCGGCAAGTTTATAGTTTACTGACCAACCCAAACAACTTCCAAAGCCAATACGAATTTTGGTATCAGTTCTCGATGTGGTTAGATATGGCAGGCGAATGCTACACAGTGCTGTGGCGTAAAGACCAAACCAAATCAGATCAAACGCCATTAGAGATGTATGTATTAGATGCAACTTTAATCACTACACAGTTAACAGAAACACGTTACCCAATGTATGTGCTGTCATCACCAAGCTATGGGTTCTCAAAGAATCAACCGCTAGATTATTGGCAAGTAATTCATTTAATGGAAATGGGTTGGCAAGGTTCAGGCGGTTGGAATAAAGGAACATTGCTTGCGGAGTTGGTCGGCTTAGATCAAGACATTGATTTATATGCAAACTACGTTATGCAAAACGGCGCAAAGCCAAGCGGTTTGTTTGTCACAGATCAAGTTATTCCTGATTCAAAATATAAAGAGATTGCCGCACGATTAAAAGAAGGTTGGTCACAGTTAACAGGTTCAAGACCAACTGACCCATCAAAACCCGGTCAAGGTATGTTGCTAGACAATGGCATGAAGTATATGCCTGTCGATATGCTTTCAATTCAGGATGCAGATTTAGCTGCGTTGAAAGAACAAACTATGAAACGAATTTGCGGCGTGTTTGGTGTACCGCCACAAATGATTAGTGTTGGTGAAGGTAAGTTTAACAATACACAATCAATGCTAGATGAATTCTATAAAAGCACAATGTCACCATTGCTGACTAACATAGAACAAAAATTAAAAATGAGTTTGTTACAAGGATTTCCAAACTTATACATTCAATTCCAAACCGAAAACTTTTTAAAGGGTGCGCCACTTGACCAAATGAATTATTCTGTGGCGGGTGTCAACGCAGGAATTTTTACGCCTAATGAAGCAAGAAAGTATTTGGGGCTTGCAGAAATTGATGATAGTATTGCCAACAGTTTAAATAAATCTAGCAGCAAACAAGAACCCTTTGCAGGTTCACCACAAGATACAGGCGGCGGCGGCAATACCAGTGCAGTTGGTAAAACTGGCAGAGCAGGCAAAGCATGAAACCAAATCAATCGCAATCAAAGCAAAAACAGATTGCCGACAAAATAAAACAAGCTGCGGACAAGCGAGTTAAAAAGCCAATGCAGGCAAATGGCATGAAACAAAAAAAGGTGATTTTCCATGACTAAAAATGTCACATTTATTTTTGAATCCCAAGTTGCGCTTGGCATATCTGCCGATGAATCAATGGATTCAATGGGCAAGATTGAAGCAATGCTTACCACTTGGGGTGCGCGAGAAGGTGCAGACGGTCGCAAGTTTAACTATCAGCCTGAAGCATTTAAACAGTGGGCAAAAGAATTTGCTGCAATGGGTAAACCACTGCCAATGTATTTCCAACATAACGATCAATCAATGCCTGTTGGTCAATGGGATGAGTTTGAATTTACCGATGACGGTATGATTGGCAAAGGCAATATCTTTGTTAATACAAGCGCAGGAAAAGATTTATACACGATCATGAAAGAATCGCCAATGATGGTTGGTGGTGTTTCTGTTGGCGCATATGCAGACGAATATGAAATGGTAGATGCTGAAGGTAATATGCTTCAAGCAGGCATTGATGCCGATGAAGATGGTTATTTCAGCATTACTAAAGGTGGATTGGCTGAAGTGTCAATCGTCATGAACCCAAACAACCCGATGGCAAATATTAGCAAGCTAGAATATTTCCGCGAAGATGGTTCATTTAATTTAAAAGTATTTGAGAAAGCTCTGCGCGAAGCGGGGATTTCGAAAAAAGATGCGACTATTGCCGCGTCTATTTTTGGCAAGGCAACCGCAAAACGTGATGTTGAAACGGTTAATGTCGAACCGACTACCGAAATGCGCGATGCTGAATCGGATGCGGCAAAAGAGTTTTTAGAGTATCTTGAACAAAGAGATTTGCTCAAGGCTTTAGAAACACGCTTATCTTAATTTTTAATAGGAATAATCATGTTAGATAAAATCACTGAAAAGCTAGATTCAATTGAATCTAAAGTTAAAGCAGAAACCGAAGCAATGGTTACTGAAAAAATCGCTGAAGCAACTGCACAAGTTGAAGCTGCTAAAGCAGAGTTCGCTGAAAAAGTTTCCGCACTAGAAGCAAAGGTTTCCCAAGTTGGTACGCCTTCAATCATTCGTGCAAATGCAGGCGTAATGGTTGACGTAAATCGTAAAGTTGCAGAACAACTTTCCGCATTTTACAAATCTAATGCTCGCATGGAAAAAGAAGTTAAGTTGTTTGAAGATGCTGCACAGTATGATGCTTTCCAAAAAGAAGCATCTGCACTGACAGGCGGCGGTAACAATCAAGGTGGTCGTACTGCTTATGACCCTGTATTCGCACCACTGCGTTTGGCTAACCCAATGCGCGGCGTATCACGCGAAGTTGCAACCGATGGTTCTTCATATCAATTTCGTAGCAAAATTGGCAACAGTGGCGCGGCATGGGGGTACTCTATTCAAAACAATGGTGCAGCTACAACCGAAGACACAACCATATGGCAATTAGTGCTGCAAGATTTGAACGTACAGTTCCCAATTCGTACCGCAGCATTGGATGATATTGATGGTTTAGAAGCTAATGTTGTTTCAGATATGCTTGTTGAGTTTTCACAATCACAGGCACTTTCAATGATCCAGAATAATGATCAGGCTGCACAATCTGTTTCTAATCCTTATGGTGGCACAAATGGTTTACGTGGACTTGATAGTTATGCGGGTGCGGCAGCTACTTATGCAGGCGGTTCAGTTACTACTGCTGCCTTTGGTACTTCTGGCACTGGCTCTAGTAGTGGTTTGCATTCGCTTGCTACTTATGACCAACTCACTACCAACGCTAACACTGTCGGCGCGGCGAACATTACTTACAAAGACGTTATAAATTTTGTATATTCACTGCCACAGGAATATTGGACACCAACAACCAAGTTTGTAATTAATCCAGTATTGCTGCAACAGATTCGCGGTTTAACTGACGATCAAAAACGCCCAATCTATGTTGATGGCTTGGCTCGCAATGACGGTATTGTTGGTACATTGCTTGGCTTTGATGTTGTTGTTAATAAGTATCTTGACACACCATCACAATTAACAACTGGCGCGGCAGGTACAAACAGTTTATATCCAATGTATTTTGCTGATTGGTCACGTTTCCACACTATCGTAGATCGTTTAAGCATGGTTCTGCGTAGATATGACCAGACCCTTCCCGGTTTTATAACTTTCTTTGGCGAAACTCGTCTAGCATCCAGTGTAGTTAACCCTTTTTCGGGTGTACGTTATCGTTCAACTGGCACATCAACCTAACTTTTGGTTGCCCCTATCAGAATGTACTGGTAGGGGTTTTTTTGTTTAGGAATGGAAAATATGAAAGCCAACGAAAAAATCCTTTCAGGTATTAAACAGACGCTAGAAACTGGCGATAAGATCACCATTGACTTGCGCGAAGCATCTGCGCTTACTGGAAGCGGTAACAATGTTGGTGGTCGTACTTTATTTGATGATGCTTTTGCTGCAATGCGATTTGCAAATCCAATTCGTCAAAAAGCAAGAATAGTAAAAAGAGCGGGTCAAAGTGCTATTCAATTTGTAGCTAAAACTGGTAACGCAGCTAATCAAACAAATCCGTTTGGATACACGTTTACCGCAGATAGCGGAACGCCAAACACAAACACAACAATCTGGCAATTGCCAACGCGAGTTATTACCGCACAACTTCCAGTTCGTAGCGCGGTCTTGTCGGATGTAAACTATTTAGATGAAACATTAGTTGCTGATTTAATGGCTGAATTTGGTGCTATTGAAGCGCAGTCAATGATTATCAATAATGACCAAGCAGGTTCAACAACCACAAGCACAGGCGGCACAAACGGTTTGCGCGGTTTAAATATGTACACTAGTGCGGCTTCTTCTGCTTATGGCACAAGCGGCACAGCAATCACTAATGGTATTCACAGCATTGCAACTTACACTCAAGCGGCGGCGGCAGTTTCTTATTCTGACATTACAGATTTAACTCGTTTATTTCCTGCACAATATTGGAACACGCCAAGCACCGCATGGATGATGCACCCACAAACTATTCATGAATTGCGAAATTTAACTGCTACTGGCGGTAATCTTACAAGGCAATTTACTGAAAATGGTGATGCTTTTGGTGGCGCAGTAACTCATATTTTTGGATTCCCTGTAATACCAAATCCATACATGGAAACAACTGGTGCAGGTAAATTTAATATTTACTTAGCGTCATGGGAAAATTTTGTAACGATTGCTGACGTTGAAGAAATGACGATACAAGCATTTGAACAAACTGCGCCCGGTTTTATTACACTGTATGCAGAACGCCGTTTAGCAAGCACAGTTCGTGACCCGTTTGCAGGTATTCGCTTAGTAGGTGTTTAATTATGCCAGTTCAAGAAACAGGTTTAGGATTTGTTCAACTTGCGCCTACTCGCAATCCGTTCAATTATGATTGGTTTGAACAGACCAACCGTAATATTGCGACTGCGTGGTTAACGCTTACTGAAATTAGAAATCAATTAAACCTGTATTCTGACACTAGCCAAGACACATATTTAACTGCATTGGAATTAGCAATACGAATGGCGATTGAAGATTATTTAGGTCTTGCAATTACTAGCGTTCAATACAAAGTTTATTATGGTGCATCTGCTTTATATGGCTCACCACTGTCACTTGATTTGCCTGAAACATCACAAGGCGGCGTGACAATTAATTCAGTTGCTTATTACAACGATGCAACGCCAACAGTATTAACTACGGTAAACCAAGCTAATTATTATTATGACCCTACAGGGCAAAAGATAATTGTTACAGATTTGCCGACATCAATTAATCCGCAAATGACTTCACCTGTCATTGCTACTTATACGCTTGCGGCATCATCATTAGCAACTTACCCAGTTATAAAACAAGCGGGTTTATTGTGGTTTACGCATTTATACAATAACCGTTCCGCAGTTGGTGATACGGTTGGGCAATTGGCACAGATACCATTAGGTGTGGATACATTGCTTAGACCATATAAACCATTGGTGATGTGATGGTTAAAAGATATGAAGATGTGAATGTTTATGACCTTACATTTACCACAAATGAATATGGCGAAGCAGTCACAACTAAAACTTTAAAATTTAATAGCAAAGCTGAAGTTAAAGAAGTTAAAAACGATTTAAAGATTACTGATAAATATCGCGTTTATACTGGCATGATTAATTTTGTTTTTAATTTTACGCCGTACACACGCGACATTTACGATAATCAAAACTTGTATTCAATCACATGGCGCAACTTAGATTGGCGCATTGATAGCGCAATTGAATCAAATGATAGGATGCACGTTACATTTTTGTGTTACCACAATGACCCATCAACGGCGATTTAATTATGGCTACACAAAATAATGTTTTAGATTATGCAAAGGCGATACAAGCACAGCTAACCACAACTGCAAACCCTGTGCCAGTGTATGGTTCTTTCAACAGAAATTTTGCTTCACAACAAAAGTTTATAACATGGAATTTGCGTAATGTGCATCAAGATGTTTACACAGGCACAACGCAATCGGTGAAGGGTATAGACAGACCTATATTCCAAACCAATATATATGCAGGCACATTGCAAGATGCGTTTGGCATAGCAAACACGATAATACAAGCATTGCATGGATACAGTGGGCAGTTTGGTGGGGTAACTGGTTTTTATATTAGTAAACTTGATATTGATTTTCTTTATAATACATATGAGAACGATATAAATTTACATTCCATTTACCTTGATTGCACAATGGATATTCCGACATAAGACAGACTTTTAACTTTTTCGAGGATAAATCATGGCATTACCAAATAGAGTTCTTCCCGGATTTGCTGCGATACTTTACGCACAACCTTCGGCAACCCCTACTGCATTAACGCTTGCTCAATTATCGACATTAGCTAACGTAGCTGCAATTGCTATTAGCGGCAATCAATTACCAGTTGAATCTATTCCTGCATTCGGACAGGATGACGGTGTTGTAAATTACGCAGTTGCAGGTTCGCGTCAATCTGACAAGATACCAGTGCAATCAGCACCAACATCTTTATCCGTTACTGCCGCATGGAATCCTTCTGATTCAATGTTGTTATTAATGCGTGGCGATGCTTATAGTGGAATTGTAGATCGCACATTTGTTATTGCTGCGGTAGATGGCGCAAACATTGTTTATTATGCATTCAATGGTCGTGTTTCTGAATTCCAAATACAAAGTGATCCCAGTGCTGAAGCTAAGTGCGTTTTCACAATTCATCCTCGCGGCAACCAATACGGTTGGTCAAATAACGTATAAAGGAAATTTATCATGGCTATACCTAATAGAGTTCTACCCGGATTTGCTGCTTCGTTATTTATGCAAACAGGCGCAACCCCAACAACATTAACAACTGCAAATTTATCTGTATGGTCTGCACAAGTTGCAACTATTGTTGGCACTAGCGCAGGCGGCACAGGCGCGGCGGGTACATTAGTTCCTGTTGAAAGCATACCCGCATTCGGACAGGATGATGGCGTAGTTAACTATTCGGTCGCGGGTTCACGCCAATCCGATAAGATTCCAGTACAGTCTGCACCAACTTCTTTGTCGGTAACGGCTGCGTGGAATCCTTCTGATGCTGCATTGTTGCTGATTCGTGGTGATGCTTATAGCGGCATTGTTGATCGCACTTTTGTAGTTGCTGCGGTGGATGGTGCAAACACAATTGCTTATGCTTTTAATGGTCGTGTTTCTGAATTTCAGATTCAATCTGATCCCGGCGCAGAAGCTAAATGTGTCTTTACGATACATCCGCGTGGCAACCAATACGGTTGGTCGAACAACTAAAACAATGCCCCTTCGGGGGCTTTTTTACATTAAAATATATGACAACAAACATTCAATCAAGTAATGATTTATTAGGTTATTTATTAGAGCAATCATTAACTGCGCCTAAAAGTTGGTTTGGTTTTCCGCAACAAAAGCTGACAGGTATTGCACTGGCTCATTCCATTGCTGCCAATCACGCTGACAAGATGACACCACAAGAAATAGTCGATTATGTAGTCCGACTAAACAATGAAATTTATACAGGCATTATTAAAAAAGGATAAGACATGAAACTTTCTTCCGCATTAAATATAAATTTAGACAACATTCGCATTCGTGAATTCACAATGGCAGGGCAAAAACTGCGTGTTAGAGTTCCGCTTGCATCCGAAATGGAAGCAATTACAAAAGCGGTTGATGAAGTTGATTGGTCAAAAAAATATGAAGAAATGTCGGCATCATTTATAAAAGACAGGGCAGAAATTGAAGGCGATGAAATAAAATTTTTAGATGATGATATTGTTGTTGATGGTAAATCTATAAAAGAAATATCTATTCTTACCGCAAAAACGGAAGAAAGAATTACGCAAATGATTCGTTTGTTAGTGCCTACAAATGAAGCAGATAGTATGGATACGATTACTTATGCGGATATAGATGAAGCATTCCCATTTGCTGTGCAGATGGAAGTAATGAAAAAGATTATTGAAGTTATATCTCCCGGCTACGAGGAAACAAGAAAAAACTAATAGGCTCATTGCGACTACAAGCGCGAGCATATATGTTGGCGCATGGTGCTAACCCTGACGCAATGGGCGAAGATGATTACCAGTTGGTTATGATTGCTTTAAATGATGGATTATTTGGTAACAAAGTATTAGCAAACGTAAATGGCTTATTAACTACTGGTGTTTTTAATTACATTAGAAATGCAAATTCTAGAGCATATAGTTTGCAAGATGTTTTAGGAATATTCCACAAATACATTTATCAACCATTAACTGAAGAACAAAGCAAGAATGCAGTAAATGAAAAGTTATTAGCGTTTATGTCAATGAACCCAAATTCACATAAATTTTTAAAGCCAAAAAATGAGAATTGAAACTTTTGGATTTGATGATTTTGATAAAACCTTAACGCAGATGGGCGAGGAATTTGGCTACACAGACGTAAATAAAAAAGTATTAGTGCCTGCATTAAGAGCAGCAATGATGGCTGCATTGCCAACAGCAAAATCACTGGCAAGAGCAGATACAGGTGAAATGAAAAACAGTATAAAAGTTGATGCTCGCAGACCAACAGACAGAGATCAAGAATCTAAATATGTTTATCCTTCTGATGCGGCAATTGCAATTTTATCTGTTAAACAATCTAAAGTTTCATTAAGTGAGGAATTTGGAACGGCAGATAAAGCAGCACATCCATTTATTAGACCTGCTTTAGAATCAAATCAATCAAGCATTTTAAATACATTAAATCAACAATTAAAAGCAAAGATTGACAAATATCAAGCAAGAAAAAGTAAGGATACATTATGAGTAGTTACATAGCAAGACTTGGTGCAATCCTATCTCTTGATACAAAAGAATTTGTCAAAGGCGTTGATGCTGCTCAATTAAAAAGCAAACAATTTAAGCAAAATTTAAGAGAAACTCAACAAATATTAGATGGCGTTAAAACTGCCGCTAATGCAACTGCGCTTGCTATGTTGGCGTTTGGCGCAATTGCAGCAAAAACTGCCGATGAAATATCAGATTTAGCGGATGCTAATGAAACCACTGTTGGTAAAGTTCTTGAATTAAAAAAGGCATTAGTTTCTTCAGGTGGTGATGCAGGAAAAATATCTCAATTATTTTCTTCATTTACAAACGCAGTAGATGGTGCAGCACAAGGCAGTGATAAATTAAGAGATTCTTTTAAAAAAGTTGGTGTTTCAACTAAAGATTTAGGTTTTTTGTCTAGTGATGAATTAAGACAAAAAACAATCAAAGGATTGGCACAAATTCAAGATGGCATTACAAGAAATGCTCTTGGTATGGAATTGTTTGGCAAAGCGGCAAAAGGCGTTGACTTTGTAAAACTTGGCGATGAAGCAGATAAAGCTGCGGGCAAATATGATAAACAAGCGCAAGCAATTAAATCGGCTGCCGATGCTGCACAAAAATTAGAATTGTTTTTTGGTGATATGAAAATTGCCGCAATACAAGCAATGAAACCAGTTTCTGATTTAATTAATTTATTGCCTTCTGAAAGCCGTATAGAAGCAATGACTAAAGGTTTTCAAGTTTTAGGTGTCACGCTTGCTATTGCATTTGGTGTTAAGGCAGTTCGTGGTGTTGTGCAATTAGCTAACGCCATACGAATGATTGCAATTACAAATCCTTGGTTACTTGCATTAACTGCGGCGGCAACTGTTGGAGCATATGTTTTTGCTGACCAATTAAATCCAATGCCGGATGATGAAGAATATCCAAAAACACAAGGCGCAACTGGTGGTGCTGCAGGTCGGAGCATGGAACAAAGTGCTCGTGACAAAATGATTGAAAAATATAAAATAGAAACAGCAGAAGTAAAAAAATTATATGAAGCAAAGTATTATGCGGCGCATTGGGAATATTCTAATTCACAAAAAATGCTTGAATTAGAAGGTAAAAGATTTTCAATGCGGGCTGAAGATTATAACCGCGAAAAATTGAATATAGATATTGCTAAAGAACGAATGGCAATAATACAAAAAAAATCTCAAGCAGAAGCAGAAGCATTAAGCCAATTAGAACGAACATCCGCAGAAGAACAAAAATATGCAAAACGATTATATGATGAAAAAATTAGAGGTATTAACACGCTATATTTTGCTGAAATGGATTTTCAAAATAAATTAGAAGAAATGAGAAGATCAAATTTTGAAGCTGAAGTTGCAAGACAAAAATCATGGTCGGCAGGTTGGGCTGAAGCCATGAAGGAATATACAGAAACGGCAGCAAGGGCATCTGATAGAGGTAAAGCAGCATTTCAATCTGTAATGTCTAACATGGAAGGCGCATTAAGAAAGTTTGTTGATACTGGTAAATTTTCTTTTAGTGAATTAACTGGAAGCATAATAAAAGATTTAATGTATATGGAATTAAGAGCGCAAGCATCAGCAATATTTTCTATGGCGTTTAGTTCTTTTAGGTCTGCAATTGGTGGTTCTAGTGGTTCGGCAGGAAGTATTATTGGTGATTTATTTGGCGGGAAAAAAGCAGCAGCAGGTGGTGCAATTAATTCACCTACTCTTGTTGGCGAAAATGGCGCAGAATTATTTATACCAAGCACACCGGGAACAGTTATTCCGCATGGCTCATGGCAACAAATGGCGGCGGCAGGTAGCAATAGCGGCATGACAATTAACGGTAATTACATTGCCAACATGAGTGCAATAGATACGCAATCAGGCATGGCGTTTTTGGCTAAAAATAAAGATACGATTTGGGCAGCATATCAATCGGCAAATCGTAGTGTTCCAATTTCACGATAGAGGTAAAGCATGGCAGTTCCATATACATTCGCAACAGCAACATCAAATTTACCGTTATCACAATTAGATAGTAATTTTGCGGTATGTTTAGTTAGTGGTGACCCATTGGGTACGCCTGCAAGCGGAACATTAAGTAATTGTACGGTTGATGGTACTGACTCGGTTGGTTTTAAAAACGTACCAATCAATTCACAATCGGCTGCTTATACTGCGGTTCTTGCTGATTCGGGCAAAGCAATTTTTCATCCGTCAACGGATGCTAACGCAAGAACATTTACCATTCCCGCTAATGCTTCTGTTGCATATCCATTAGGCACAGTATTAACTTTTCTTAATATGACTTCACAAGTTGTATCAATTGCGATTACAACTGACACAATGTATTTAGCAGGCACAGGCACAACTGGCACAAGATCACTTGCTCAATATGGCATGGCTTCAGCAATTAAAATGACTGCAACAACTTGGCTTATTTCTGGTAACGGATTAACGTAATGAGTGGCGTATTAGGATTCATTGCAGGCGCGATTGCTCGTTCATCTAATGGCGGAAGCGGCGTTCCTCCTACAGTTGAAACTTTTATAGTCGGCGGTGCAGGCGGCGGCGGCACACAAGGCGGTGGTGGCGGTGCGGGCGGGTATCGATTTGACACAGCGTTTGCTGTAACTGCAAGCACTGCATATACAACTACAGTTGGCGCAGGCGGCGCAGCAAATGCAAGCGGCAGTAATTCTGTATTTTCAACCATTACTTCCACAGGCGGCGGGCGTGGCGGCGGGGCTTCAGGCGGTGGTCTATCCGCAGCTACAGGCGGTTCAGGCGGTGGCGCACAAGTGGCGGCAGCTACTATTACAGGCGCGGCAGGTAATACGCCAAGCACATCACCATCGCAAGGCAGTGCAGGCGGCAACAACGCAGGCAACGTGGCGCAATATGGTGGCGGTGGCGGCGGTGGTTATGGAAATGTAGGCGGCAACGGAACTAGCACACAAGGCGGCAACGGCGGTGCTGTAGGGATTAGAACAATTACTGGCTTACCTATTGCTTATGCAGGCGGCGGCGGTGCGGGTATTTTTTCTGCTTCAGGATGCACAGCAGGAACAGGTGCTAGTGGAATTGGTGGTAGTGGTATAGCAGGCGGTTCAGGCACAGCAGGTTCTGGTGTAGTTAATACAGGTTCAGGCGGAGGTGGTTCAGGTACAAGCTCAAGTGTTGCAGGCGCAGGCGGTTCAGGAATTGTTGTTATTGCTTACCCTAACACATACGCTAATTTAGTAAGTGTAAGCGCGGGACTTACTTGCAATGGTAGCGCAGGCAATACCACACCAGATACAACATCAAGATCAGGGTATAAAGTTTATAAATTTACCGCAGGCACAGGTACAATTTCTTGGTAAACAATATGGCACACTACGCATTTTTAGATTCTAATAATATTGTCACGCAAGTAATTGTCGGCAATGATGGCGATGAATGGGAAGCATTTTATTCGCAAGAAATAGGTCAAGTTTGTAAGCGCACAAGTTACAATAGCTACGGTGGGCAGCACAAAAATGGCGGCATTGCATACAGAAAAAACTATGCAGGAATTGGTTATAAATATGATGAAATAAGGGATGCGTTTATTCCTCCGCAACCTTACCCATCATGGTCATTAGATGAAGATTCTTGCTTATGGCAACCGCCAATTCCACAGCCATTAGATGCCGTTAATGTTTGGGATGAAGCGCAGCAAAATTGGGTTTACTTATGAGTTTACAAACAATACTTTCTGTTGCTGAATCGGTTGGAATAAATGACCATAGGTTTATTGGTCAAATGTTGTCGCGCAATATGCGCTTAAATACATCCGAAATTTTAACTGTACAGCCATTTGAGTTTGAAATAAAGCCAATGAATTACCTGCTTTATTCTCAAAATCGTGCAGTATTATCTGCGCTTAGAGCAGTAGATAAACAATATGAAAGCTACTTAAACTTTGGTTTAACTGGATGGCTTAACTATATAAATTATCAAGGCGACATGACACCATTGCAGGCGGCTGCTTGTCAAATTGAAATAGCAAGCGCAAATAAAACAATTGTTCTAGGTTCATTGCCTTCAATAAGCTCGACTGCGTTTATAGTTAAGACAGGTGATTTTATTCAGATTGATCGTTATGCTTACATAGCAACGGCAAACGTATTGCGCGGTGCTAGTTCAACTGTAAGCATTCCAGTTCACCGAACCATCATGACAACATTAGTTTCACCTATAGGGGCTGTCATTGGTCAATACGGCACTACAGTTAGTCTTGGTGGAAGCACTTATACTGGCATCACTTTTCCTGTGACGTTAAGAGATTATCCAACCTACACATTAATTCCTATGACCAACGATTCATTCATTCAGTGGAGTGGTGGATTTAAAGCAATTGAGGTAGTGCTGTGAATGTAATTGCACCAGTTGATAATACAAACAACATACGCTATGCGGATTTTGTTCGCATTACTACGCCAAGCGCAACTTATAGATTTTCAACTGCGCCAACATCATTAACAATTGCGGCGGTTGATGCTTTGCCATTTTCAGGTTTAGGTCAACTTGTTAATGTTGGTAATGCAACTCGTGACATTAAATCAACTGCAAATGAAACAACAATTACTTTAGTCGGTATTGATACAACAATGCTTTCACTAGTTTTAGGCTCTGATATTAAAGGGTCTGAATTAGAAATGTGGCATGGGTTTTTTAATACAAATAATGAATTAATTACTTCTGGCGGCACTGGTGGTTTGTATCAATTCTTTAATGGTTACATAAATTCATTTGCTATTAATGAAGAATGGAATGAAGAATTAAGAACATTTATTGGCACTGTTAATGTTT